GTCTACCACGCTTACGGGGGCCATCATCAGGCATAACGTCCGGCGCGGCAAGTAGTTGTCGGCCTTCTTCGGTAAATATCATGTCGTCGCCGTTAAGCTGACCAATAATTATCCATTTGCCATCAAGGCGTACACGCGCTCTGCCTCGGCAGACTTCACCACCTAGTTTGTCAACAAGTTCGTAGACAGTCATCAAGTCCTCCAAAAATTAAAGGGGGCCGAAGCCCCCCGTTTTACTGTTTAGGCTGGGGTAGCCACTGCACCCAACAGTGCGACCCATGTAAGGCCGGTCGAACCGATTTGGATACACTCAACTACTTGCTGCTGACCAACCACCAGTGCGGCGTTTGCTGCTGCGCCGTTGATGGTGCCACCAACTGGTGGGTATACCTTGATGTCCTGAGCGGAGTCAAGGTTAGCGATGACTACGCGCGATTGCGCGGCCATGCCTTCAGGCAGAATAACACCATCGTTATCTGCGGCGACTACAGTAACAGTTGCAACTGCGCCGGTAACGGCGGTCGCGCCTGCTTGGGTTTGGGTAGCACCGGCGGTGATGCCAGTCTGAACGCCACCAACAATTGCTGGGAACTGAGTACCTGCCATGATTTTCTCCTAAATAAAAGAGGAAGCGGGGGCCGAAGCCCCCGTTTATTACGATGCCGAACCGACTTGAGCTAGAACCAGAGCTTCTGGCTTCACCACTTTGCGGCCATATACTGCAAGGCCACGAACGATGTCGCCAAAGTCAGTCTGGTTACGCAGAGGCTCAGTCTTGTTGACGGTCATTGCGAAAGCAACGGCGTCTTTGGTACCAGCAATCATGGTACGACGAGCTTTTGCGTTAGCCACAGCACCGCCGGTAGCGGTATCGGACAGGCCAGCAACCAGTGCTTTACCAGCAGCGCCCTTCGGCAGCAGGTTCGATACATAGACCGTAAAGCGGTCCAACATACCGATCTTGCCCGAACGGATGGTGCTCTCTGGGTCACCAGTGAAGTACGCCTGAGCGATGTTCGACTGCATCAACAGATGACGGTCAAACGGGGAGATCAGCAGCCAGCGGCCAGTCTCAGGGACGTTTTGCTCGTCCAGAACCGACGACATACGCAGGATAGCGTTCAGGACGTTAGCTGCGCTCGACTGATCGATCGGGGTTGTATCGGTACCGAGGTTGTAAGCAGCAGAAATTGCGCCTGCCGAACCACCCTCGTTAGCGTTAGCTGGACCCTCGGTCACGAACGAGTTAAAGAACACTTCGTTCTCAATCGAGATTTTCAGTTGCTTGGCTGCGTCTTCGGTAAACATGTTCATCAGGTCGATGTCCGACTGATAGCCGAGCACGTCGCTGACCTGAACGCCGAAGTACTTACCCTTGTTTACCTGAAGATCAGTGTAAATCGGGGTTGGGACTTCATAGCTCAGATTGTTACCGACTTCGTAATCAGAGATGCTGATTGACGGAGCGAGGCGGATACGCACGGTATCGCCTTGGTTTTTCAGTTCACCTTCCCAAGTCGTGTTAGCGATCTCGGCAAGCATGGTGTTCTGGTAGAACTTAGCGTTCAGCTTACCCGACCAGAGGGTCGGAATAAAAGCACCAGAATAGCTAGGATTGGTGTTAAACGGCGCGTTAGCCGGAAATACAGTAGCCATGACTTACTCCTAAAGAAAGATCAAAGTTGGTTTCGATCAAGGCTACTGACTTGTATTACGCTGTGACGCGTCCTTCAAGATAAGCAGCATCGATCTCGGCTTCAAGTTTTTTAGCTTCTTCGAACTTGCTAGTACGAGTCAACTCTGCAACCTTCTGGAACATCCTCTCCACTTCCCTCGTGGTGTAGGACTTTCCTTTCTGGCTGACCGGAGTCTGCGATGTAGCAGTTCGAGTCGGCTGAATTTGACGTTCAACTTCTGATTGCCGAGTGTCAATCTGTGGGGCTGCTTGTGTATCACGGAACAACTTAACGTAATACGCAACGCCTTCAGCATCGCCACGAGCGTAAGCGTCTTGCGCGATTACGCGACGTGCAGAGCGCAAAATAGGATCGAACTCATCAAGCCATGCTATCCACTTAGGGTCGTCATTGATTTGATCAAAGTCTGGTACTAAATATCGCAGTCTCTGATCGAATGACACTTCCCCAACGCGGGAGTCTGTCTTTACAAGCTCATCACGCAACTTTGCGTTTTCCGCAGCTAAAGCTTCTAGCCGCGTCTCAAAGTCCGCCGCGACTTCACGCGCCACCTTACGCTGTACTTCAATAAGATCGGCACCAAAAGTCTCAACATCAGCTTCGGTTACGAGCGATTTCTTGTTTAGTTCCGAGCGTTCAACAGGCTTTTCAGCTTGTTGGTTACGCAGTTGAGTAACATAGGTTTCAAGTTCTTTGACTTTTGCATGCAGTCTTGGAACTTCAGCGTCGTACATACCTTGAAGGGTACGGTACTTCTGCTGCCATGTTTCCTCTGGTACCTCACCAGTCTTCGTCTCGTTCGGCTTTGTTTCAGCGTTCGGAGCAGGCTTCTCTTCACTTACAGGCTCTGCTGGCTCTGGAGCGGGTTCTTCCGGTGGAGTTTCCTCGGGCGGGGGTTCCGCGTTCCCAGCTAGCTGCTTCTCAAGTTCCTCGATTTCTTTCAACTGCTGCGCTACTTGCTTAGGCAATGCCATAGTGTTTCCCTTTCAGCTCCAACTCTGCCATACCGCTCCTCGAAGGTGTGCAGTCAGACATAATGGTTTGCTACGGTTGATATTCGGCTATTTAAGCCGCTCCAAAACTGAAGGTGCTGTTTCCAGCGCCTCCAAAAAATCTTGCAAAACCTTGGCTTGCCCTTGGAGGCGGCGAAGCAGATGCTCATCGTCAGCGATGACGAGAGAGGTTTTGACTTCTTCCAGCTTTTGTCTAAAGAGCTTAGTTAAGCCTTCGTGCTCTTGGCCCCTATACCGAGATAGCAAGCCTAAAGTCGTACGATCTGGCTTAACTCCTATGAAAATATTCATATATAAATGTTAAGCACTGTGTAGAGCTTTTGTCAACAAATTAAGACAAAAACTCTAGTTTGTACAGTGTGCTGTCAATTAAAGCGACAATTTCGTCAATAAGGTTCTGCAATTCTGAATCAGGAACCATCATCATGCGGTTGTCGTCTATATAACGGCGCAAGCCTTTGAGCATAATAACTGCGTCAGCCTCGCGCTTAAACGGCACTTCTGGGAAGTTAATCAGCCCGTACCGGCCTTGGTAAGCCTCGGCCAAAGAGTCAGTCTTACCCACGATTTCTTCGTAGAACTCGCCCAACGCCTTATGCGCGGCGAAGCTACGAGTACCCAAGTGCATGATGTGCGCGTTAGTCCGCGCGTGGAATAGTTCCATCATTAAAGCTGCGCAAGACGGGGTGGTCATACCTTTAATAGCCATAATTAAACTCCGTTAGGTCTAGGGGATACCATGTTCGATTCCCTACCGCCTACCTGAGAACCGTCGGGCAACATGTTCTTGGGTGCCTTCTGCCCCGGCATGCCACCGCCCTGCATGGCTTCCTGCGCTGCGCCCATGAATGTAGCGATCTGCTGCTGCAGTTGTGCGATCGTCTCTTGCTGTTGCTGGATGATGTCTACCGTTGGGCGGTCTGGAACGATGCGGTCCACATTACCCGATAGGTTCCGCGCCGCATCACGTAGTAGTTCTGCAGTGCCGTTCATGCCAACAATCTGCGAAGCGATTGGACTGTTCAGCACAAGTTGCAAGAACTCATTGCGACGGATGGCTTCCGACTCCTTAATCACCAGCGACTGCGCACCCTTGGCGACAACCTTCAGATCACCGATAAAGTCCGGGTCGTTGCTGTAGCGCAGGTTGTCTTGGTACAGCCGCTCGACGATGGGGATTAGGATGTTCTGGTCGATGTTGCTGATGACCTGCTTGATGCCCTTGCCTGCGTTGGAAATCAGCATCGACAAGCCCGATGACGTACGCCCTGCGCCCGCCACGTGTTCGCCTGTCATGTAACGAGGAATCATCGTATCCTCGTCCGCGCGTTGCGTAAACTTCTCAAACACGGTCATCAACTCTTGTGCGTTGCTACCCGGCTGGAAGAACGACAATGGTGGAGCCGAGTCGTTGTATTCGGATGACTGGAACTGCCACACCTTCCATGGGTACATCTCAGTGATCTCTTCACCAGCCGGTATGCGGGAGATGTTGACCCCCACCTGCGGACCCGACGAGATACCCATGTTGTTCGCCAGTGCTCGTGCCGACGAGTTGACCATAGTCTGTGAGTCACGGCAGAGGTCTGTTACGCCCTTGCCATCGACTGACCCGGGCAGGTTTTCGTAGCTGGTTAAGTAGTACGGCTTGCGCCCCAGTGGGTCATAGTTCAATACCGCACGGATGATGACGTTGCCGATCAACCAAATCTCGCAGGGGTACGACAACTGTGGATCAGGAATCTCTTCTGGCTTCATGCCCCAGTCGATCAGCATCTGCCCTTGGACGGTATCCCACAACTGCAACGCGTCTACCAAGTCATCGGTATGCAGCGCGTACGTTAAGTTCTTACCTTCTGCGGTGGCCTTCGCTGAGTCAGTCCACAACCACTCTTTGAGATTACCTAGCTTGAAATCATCCAGTACCGTACGGATGGCGTCTTCGGAATATCCCTCAACACCGATTAACGATTCCAAGTTCTCACGCGTCATTCTATGGCGCTCGATGATGTAGCCATCACCCAGCTTCCACGACCACGGTGCCCAGTAGATCATGAACGGATCGACGCGCTCCCACTCGTTGCGAATCACATCAACTGTGGTGAGTTTGCCATCGACGTACTTCATCGATTTGCGACGACGCTTGACCGGTCCTTTGATCACGCCGTAGGGGAACGTCACGATGTCATCCAAGAACTCGTCAAACGCAGCGAGGAAGTTACCCTCGACCATCTGGTCTTCCATCTTGGTTTCCATGCGGTCGATGCGGCGATCCGCCTCTTCCTTCATCTCACGCATGGCTTGGTCTTTCATCGCCTTGGCTGCTTCCTCAAGCATCTCAGGCGGAACCGACTGTCCTTCTGCGTAGAGCGGCATGAGCTTCGCCGCCATCTTCGCTTGCAGTTGGTTAATTACATCCGGCGGCAGTTCTGGTATGGGTGTGGCCTCAAGACTCCATGGTCGATCTGAGCCTGTGCCTAGTAACGTATCCCGCAGCCAGCTTGTCGCTGCGCGGCACTTCACCGAGGTCAACTGAATATAAATGTCTGAGCCGCCCTGCTTCTGAATCTCGGCTAGCTTCTCCGGGTCATACTCACCGTTGCGCTGGCGCAAGCCTTTTAGCATGCGCTCTTCCAACTCTCGCTTGGCCAAGCGGGCGGTATCCCAGCGGGTTTTCACATGCGCCGCCAGCCCCTGAATGACGGGCTGTGCGTTCTGTTCCA